TAGTACCAAAAGTTGTGCTTGTATATATTCTAGTTGTACCACTCAAATAGTAAACTCTAATATTACCAGCGCCGTCATCATCTAAAAAATGTTCATTGGTTGAACTATCATTACTAATCTTAAATCCTGTTGATGAAACAATACCACCCTTATCAGCAGCGTGACCAGAGTGTGGATTGAAAAATGCGTTATTAAAAGATAACGTATATTTTAAAGCAGAATCTAAAGTAGGTGTTATAAATTTATACATTTTTACTTTTGTTATATTTGATAGAATAGAAGTATCAGCAGCATCTATTCTTTTCAAAGCTTCTGAATATCTGAACATACCTGTAAAACTTTCTAGAGTATTTGAATTGTAAGCTGTGATAGCGTTTCTTACATCTGTTTGAAGTGTCGATACGTCTTTTGTTGTTAAACTAGAATCAAATTTAAATGTTGTTGTTAGGGTTATAAAAGTTGTCTCTGGATCTATTATCACAGGTGTTACCGAAGCAACAGCAAATGATTTTAAACTTTTAACTAAATTATCTTTTGTTAGTTGTGTAAGATTTGTTCCTGATTTTGCTTTGATAGATATGTAAACTTTACCATAGTCGGGTGTTGCAGCGTCTTCACCACCATAAACTTGAACTGACTGAGCATTTGCAAATAAACTCTTTACAAGAACTTTGTAATCATCTGCTGTAACCGCTCTGTCTTGTGATGTAAAATCTCTAGGTGCATTGAACTTGATTGACTCTATCGATTCAGGTCCATCACCATTTGCAGCATTATCGACAGTTGTTATTGTCACGTTTGTAAAACCACCAACATTACCTGATAGTGTGAAAGTTGTAGCGCCATTTGGCTCATCACGATTACAAGTTATGTAATCTAGTATGACAATATTACCATCAGCGATAGCTTTTCCTAGAACACCATCACCAAAGTAAACTTCAAACCTACCGTTCTCTACTTCATTTAAAAAATAAACCTCTGAAGTAGAATCTAATCCTGTTATACCTTGTGCTAACGTGTATGTGTTTGTTGTAGAATCTGAACTAGAGTTTTGGACTTTGACCGTAAGTGTTGTTGTGTCCACGTTATCATTAGGTATAATAAATCTTTGGTCTTGATCAGACGTATTTGCTGTATATTTAAAATTTAAATATGTGCCTTCGAATATATCTAGATTAGAAAACTTGTAAACACCATCTACTGGTGAAACGCTTACATCAGCGTTGTTTACAAAAGAATAACTTGTGCCATCGACAGTAGATGTAAACTTTGTTCCTCTAGCCATCGTTATAGAAGAACCTGAACCATTATTTACCAATACATCAATAGTTGCTTTTGAAGAGCTGGCACTTCTTGGAGTGTAACCTACTTGTTTCGCTAAAGATACAACGCTTGATCTTTGGTCAGCGCTGTCAAGGAACATTTCATTTGCTAACATGTTAGCATTGTAACCGAGATAGTGTGTGTTATAGGCAAGAACGTCTAACAATATATTCATTCCAGAACCCTCAAAGTCATAATCTGTAAACTCGTCTTGTTGTTTCAAGAATGTTTTTAGATTATCTTTGATACCATCAAAGTCTAATTGTGATATATCTAATTTGTTTGCCATCTATCTTAATCTTTCTAAAAATGATTCAACAATTACAGGTGTAGGATGATTCTGAACATAGAAACTTATACTTATGGAGTAACCGTTTCTATCTAAATCAGGTTGATTTCTTACCTCAACTAATCTACATCTAGGTTCGTAATTTTTAATTAATAACTCAATCTGTTTACCTATGAAGTGAGTCATTTGAGGAGATATGGTTTCAAATAACATGCCCCTCAAATTAGATCCTATCTCTGGATGAAAAGGCTTCTCATAATGATTTAAGTTGATAAGATTTCTAACGCTTCTTTTTACAGATTCTATATCTAATAATTTTTGAATATCTTTCGTAGCAGTGTTTTGTTGAAAATCTAGATTTAGATCCTTGTATATTCTAGCACTTCTCGTGCTTTTATTACTTACTCTGCCAGCGTCATATCTTGCCATACTTCTCTCCTAATACTATTTATACTGTAATTACCCACCTGCAAATACATTATCGCTGCCAGTTGTCATTGCACCTGAGTCAGCACTATCGCCTACTCTTGCACAAGCAAGACCGACCACAAAAACACTGTCACTTCCTACTTTAACAGTAGAGGCATGAGAAGAACAAGGCGGGATGATAGGTGGCACTAGATGTGTCACCGTAGGATCAGTTATCCTTGCAACCCTAATACCATTAGCGAATACAGATGATTGACCAGGCGTTGCTAAAGTAGTTGTAGCGTCACAAGCGTGGCCTGTTGTCAATGTATCACCTCTTCGACTTACTGCTGGCATTTCTTTTTCTTTTCCTTAAATAATATGTTCTACCTTTTATCTTATAAACTCTTTTAGGTCTAAATTTAGGTTTAACTTCAGGTTCATATCCTGTACATAACCAATCAATTATCTTTTTAAAATAATTCATTGACTTACCCTCCTAGAAAATTACTTTTTGCTCTTTTTCTTTCTTAGTGGTGGTTTAGTTGCCTTAAAAGTGTTTACCTTATTTGGTGTTAAAGTCATGCCATCGGGCACAGGCACTTTTTTATCATCAATTAGTTTCTGTCTGTTTGCTAGATGTTGTTTTTGAACATTATCTTTGTCGCCACCGTTGTAAGCAACAGCATGTCCTTCTTCCATCAAGGTCTCGCTAACTAATTTACCATAAATTGTTTTGAAATCGCCTAAAATACGGCCAAATTTACCTTTCATGTTCTCTCCCATCTTAGAAACTTGGGAAATTAGAACAGCCTCAGGTCCTAATATTGAAATTAGTCTATCTTTTGCTGCCTGGCCAAAAACTTTCTCAATTCTATCAGATGTTCTTGATTCAGGACAGTCAATACCAACGATTCTCACTCTTTCGTTTCTCAACCAACAGCCAAAACCTAAATCTATATCGACATCCACGGTATCACCGTCAACCACCTTTAAAATATTTACCTTATACTCATACATATTGGTTTTCCTTTACATTTTTACATAAACTATTTATAATCGCTTGACGGAATTGTCTAAAAATGATATAATAGACATTAGTATTTTGATGGAGACGGAAAAATACTGGACGCACGGCCTGGTTAGCGCTGCCAGGCCGCTAAATCCTAAAAAAAATGAGAACAAAACAAGAACAACTGGTATTTTACCATTTTTATCCATTTTTTTCTTGACATTCCTCATTTTTTAGTGTAATATTATCGTATATTATGAAAAAAACTGATAAAAATTACAAATATAGAGATATCCTAACTGCGACAGATTGCGCTATTGCAAATGAAGTCGATTTACGGTATAATGATAGTATGAATAAACAAAAAAATAAAACTTTTAACGTGTGTTACCTAAGAGAATATATGGATCCTGACCAACAAGGTGAATTTTTCTATGGTTATGATACAATTTACAGAAATGTACCTGAAAAATACAGATCAAAATTTGATAATAAAAAAATGAAGATGAAAATCTTAAAATTTTGTGACTGGAATTACAAAGATATGGCTACGAACCATACCAATGTGACAAAAGTTGAACTTATTGAACAAGACCAATACTATACTTCTTACTATGACGTGTTTGGTGAGACTTGTGACAATGAGAAAGACAAAAAAAGAATGTTTAACGACTACGGTCAATGTTGGGATAGACAATCTTTCAGAAAAGATTTTAATCCTGCTTTAACTAAGTCAAAAGTTTTACATTATAATAATAAGGCAATTAACTAAAGGAGAAACATTATGTCAAAACTAAAAAACTATATTATGAACTCTGTTGAAAAACAAGTTGATAAGATTACAAATGAATATATTGAAGGTCATATCGACCTGAATACTGCTGAGAATAAAATCTCAGATATCGACAATATCAACATGGTTGGTATTGATGAACACAATGTAGATGAGTATCTACATATGGCAAAAGAAGAACACGAAAATAAAATGAAAACTAAATTTCTTTAGGAGGGATAATGAAAAAATTTTATGAATATATGACCACACTATTTGCTGTGATTGGTATGCTTTTAATATTTGCTTCTGTTGGTTTCATAGAAACAGATCAATGGATTGCAGGAATATCATTAGCACTTTCGGGTGTGTCTTCAATGATATTAACCTTAGTGTTTCAAGAATGGAGTAAGTATGCAAATTAAATTAGGCGATGTGATTAGAGACGATAGAGGTAGAGAAGGTGCCATAGTAAACATAGGTATCGCTACAGATAAGTCAGATGTTGCTGGCGAACTAGGGGTCAATGCAAAAGAATATGATACCGACCTGAACTATATGGGTGCGATATCTTTTGGATCTAACTGGTGCTACTTTAGTCAGATAAAAGAAGTGATTAAAAAAAATGAATATGTTGAAGATACAGATTGGATGAAATAATGATGGACGGTGAGAAGTTAATTACAGCGATATTGACACAAGCAGTTGATGACGCAAGATACACAGGTACAAGAAAAAAATATTTGAAACATAAGATAGAGGCACTTAACTGGATTGAAAATGAAGACCCTCAGTTTAAATATTATTGTAGATTACTTAACATAGAACCAAATTACATAAAAAGTAAAATCAAAGGTCATGTTGACGCTAAGATTACAAAAGAACAAAGGCCGATAGCAGCTGCGATCATATCTGCTATGGTGAAAAGTAAGAAAAATGAGCAAAGAAGAAGATAAAAAATTACAAGAAGCATTTGATGATGTCTTTAGGTACTCCTTGATTATGGGACTAAAGTTTCCGTGGCAGATGATTGCGGCTACTTTAGTTACCATAGGTTTGAGGATATACAAGACGGTATTAGATGAAGAAGGATACAAGGGCATGACGAACTCTATAAACAATAGTTTTGATGAGATACAACCATTTAAAGATGAAACACTACACTAGAAAGGAAACATGAGCAATCCATACGATAAACAGGTAGGCGGCGATCACTATTCTAAGATGAAGATACAACCTGCTGAATTTATAAACAAGAACAAATTACCATTTGCTGAAGGCAATGCAATCAAATATATTTGTAGGCATGTCAACAAAGGCGGCAAACAAGACCTAGAGAAAGCAAAACATTATATTGATATGATAATCGAGAGAGATTATGGTGAGGAGGCAGAGATGAGTAAGACCTTTACACCATCTATTTCATATACATTTGATAATGAGACTAAGTAAATGAAACAGCCACAGTTATTTGAGACCGAAGATCAATACGGCAATGATATAATACAGGACCCTAAACTACCTCACGTTGATATGTCAAT